ATATCACCAATGTCTTTTACTTGAAAATTCCCGTAGTTAAAGAACCAGCACTCTAAGCCACCTTTTCTAAAAGCAGACAGTAGTTGCTTGCTAGCTTTTTTACCTGGCTCATCGTTATCTAGCGCTATCACTAAAGTTTTAGCCCTACGCATAATATCTATTTGATCAGCGCTTACTATGGCCCCATAAGTAGCCACCCCACCCTGTATACCTACGGAGCTTAACTTCACCGCATCCAGGGGAGACTCTACAACGATCATTTGATCGCCATCCCAACAATCTAAACCAAATAAAGTTTTTGACTTTGGGACCCCTGGAGGACGGTTAAAGAATCTTCTTGAAAGCTGGCCCTTTTCTTGCCAGCCAAGAAGTTTGTTATGGTCAAGAGTACGTATTGGAAGTATCCAAGAAGAGTCATTTTCTTGCCAACGTACTCCGTATTTATTGCTTGCATCAAGAGTTATACCCCGCTCATTAGCTGCCCATATCGGCACGTCTCCAAAAACAGCTAGTCGAGCTTCGCTCATTGGTACGAGCTTAGGCAGATGAATGTAGCTTCTTTTAGCCTCTTCAAGTTGCCGGGATATAAAATCAAAATCTAACTCTAAATCTGTTCTTAGCCAAGACTTGGCTTTGTCCAAATCCCCAAACTCTAATAAGTCGGAGAGGAGAGTTAGTAGGTTACCTTTGTAGCCACAAGAAAAACAATGGTGCGCACCTGTTATAGAGTTAATTGACCAAGAAGGATTTGAGTCTTTCTTACCAACCCTAAACTCGTGCATAGGGCATAGAGCCCCGAGTTCTTTACCGCGAGCGCTTGCAGATACGCCAAGACGTAATAAAGTACGTTCTATCTCGTCTTCACGAAACATAGGGCTTATCCACTAAAGTTGGTGCTAAAGCATAACTACCACAAATTGCGCACTCCATAGGTAGAAGATACTGCGAAATCTCATAGTCTTCAAATGAGACTTTTAAATTCCAAAGATTAGACTCACACTTAGGGCAATCATGGCAAATCTCGTTTTCATAATCCATGTTGCCCGTGTAATCAGGTTTCATCTCACGAATAGATTTTTCAGACGTGTGTAAGTCGTCTTCTCTTACTTCGTATACTACTTCTTTCTCTAGGAGTTGTGGCGCCCCATACTCCATCAAGATCTGATTGAGGTATAGCGTATGCCGCACAAGCCACGAGTAAAGGGCATTGACGACAGATATTTTTAGCCACGTTAACCTTAGAAGGAATATCTTAACTTTCCGGAAAAAATACTTCCGGATCCTCTGTTGCGCATAGTTGTTGGCCATCATACGGATACTGAGGGGCTTCCATATTCCTCAAATTTCCCTTCTTCCCAGTCCCAGAGCAGCTCTATCTCAGCCGGTCCGCAGTTGCGACTTGCAACAATTTTTAAAAGCCTAGATGTGTCATCATTCTCATCTTGACGCTGTAATGCAAAGATAACATCAGAGTCTTGGTGGAATGAAGATGAGTAACCAATAGAGTCCGCACTTACTTGACCGCGACGCATCTTATGGGTTAGAACCTGAGTGGTCATAACGATAGGTTTTCTATGCTTCTGTGCTAGTCGCTTCATAGAGCGAGTTATGTTAGTCAATGCCATAGGAGTGTTAGATTCTCCAGTAACTTCGTCAATCATTAAGTACACGCCGTCAACAAAAACTACGTCTGGTTGCAACTTTTCAATTTTTGCAGACAGAGCAGTAATTGTAGATGCCATGATTCCGTCAGTTAAGAAAAAGTTATGCATGCCGTCCATATGCTTTAAAGAATCTTTGTATCTCGCTTCTTCTGCCGGATTTAATGCACCACGGATCAAACGGCCGTGAGATATGTGCGCTCGCATAGAGTCGTGACGATGTTGCTGCTCCCTATTGCTCATTTCAAAAGACTGATACATAGGGACAAAACCGTCTTCGTGAATGTTTACGGCCATTTGTAAAGATAAAACAGACTTACCAGTTTTAGGTGGAGCAATAATAGTAATTAGCTGTCCAGGCTGTAATCCGGCAGTAGCAAAATCAATTGCTTGAAATCCTGTGGCCATGCCAAGTAACCCGTTTGGACGAGTCTTAATTGCTAAATAGTCGTCAAATCTAAGTTGAGTATTCTTAGTTAAATCTATGTCTGTGGTTCCGGCAACTCCTTCATCTGAAAGGGTTGCTACTCCAACACCCAAAACAGTTAGCGCTGCGTCATGGTCTCCCTCAGAAACTGCATCTGCAGCAAGTTGTACAAGTTCAATAGTTTTTTGTCTACGACGATAAGCAACTAACTGATCTAATAAATACTCTATAGAATCATCTACTGCAAGTAGACGGTAGGTAGGAAAGTTATCTTTTACTGTAGTTGCTGTTGGTACTTCACTGTATTTTGTCCAGTGTTGCCTTAAAAATTTCCATACAGCGCGGTTCTCTTCAACATAGAACCACTCATCTTGTAAACCGCGTTCTAGCAGAAGCGAGATGTCTCTATCACGTACGGCTTTAGAGAGAAGCCTTATCTCGTTATCTGCTGCCACTATGTTCTCTCAATCTCTAAAAACCAATGTCCGTACCGCATTCCGCGAGAGGGTATGTCTATCACATGTTTGACGTCAGGGCGATATGGAAGCTCTGAAACTAAATCCGATATTGTTCTGTACGCAGTAGCATAATTAAAGGGGTTAGTACCCATATTGTCAAGATCCTCTAAGATCTCTTTCATTTCTTTCTTAGTGTAGCCAAACCCGGCAATCTCTAAAGAGTAACCGTAATCTTGAGCAAACTTCCAAAACCTAGCTAAAGCTAAACGGCTGTAACTTACCTCGTCCTGAACAGTAGAGATAAAACCAAACTTCTTAGTTACGACTGGTCGTCGATCTATTATGCAATCTAAAGTTACTATAACTCGTTGTGGTACTTCGTTTGAGATATCCCCTCCCTTCATGGCCTAACCGATCTTTACTCGACCATAGCGAAGCACTAAGTCTCTAAATTTTTCAGGTGACTTTTCTGGATCAACTGCTTCTGTTTTAGGAACTTCTTTAATAACTGTATTTTCTGGAAACGCTTTTATTTCGGCAGTGTGTTTGCATCTAGATCTAAAATTAAAACCGTTGCAACTACAGCGAACGTTGCCGGCACCGTCTACCTGCACCTCACTGATGCCATTAGTAATTGATATATAAAACTGAACTGTTCTCCATATGGACGTCATAATCTTCTATCCCCTTCTTCTGATACTACTGCTAGTGGAATAAACGCTTCGTGAGCAAAACTTTCCATTGCCTTGCCGTACATGTTTCCCCACTTCTGCAAAGAATTGTTTGTGGTGATGATTGTTGGCAGACCCGCATTAAACCGTGCCCGCAAGATTGCGTCAAATGTATTCTCTGCCCAACCTGAAGCAGTGCGGTATTCCTTGCCTAGGTCATCAAGGATTAACACCTTAACGTTCATGTGACTTGGAGCCTCGCCGTATACAGAATCAATTAACCATTTGTCCGGATCGTCCGATTCTTCGTCCCAACTCTTTTGTTGGACTCTAAGAAGCTTTGGATAGTCGGTAAAAAACCCTGGTCGAGTTAAGCCTGTTCCGGCATAGCCCAAGACTTCTCGTGGAGTAGTCCTTAAAAGCTCCTGGAGGACCGTACAGGCCAGAGTAGTCTTTCCGTGACCTGGTTCCCCTATGAGGAGTAGTCCAAGGCCGCAGGTACGTTCCCCACGGGCTTTTACTACGTTGCCCGAACGAACCATCCCAAGCCACTTCTGGACGCCTTCCAAGGTGCCACCCTGGTAGGGACGTAGGTCGGAAAGTTCAAGGCCCACAGTACGCTCTGGAAGGCCGGCAGCGTTGATCTGCGCTCTGACGCTTGGTGCCAGGCTCTTCAACTCGTACGACATTAGCCCTCCAAAAGTTTTAGCATCTTTTCCTGATGCGCTAGGAAATCTTCGTCTACAAACTCTGGCTCCGCAACTTGAACTGCAATGCCGTGGATAGTTGGGTAGAAGGCGATGAATCGTCTCCAGATAGGCTGACCAATTCCGGCATCACGCAATAGGCGAGGATCCGCAAAGAAAATTCTGATTGCTTTTAGAATCGATAGGTTTGTTGCGCCGGACGAAATGGTTTTGTTAATCCACTTAGCCAAGCTTTGGCCGTTAACTTGTCCAGGTATTCCAGCCAAGTGTTCACGGGACAGGTCGTAGAACTCTGAAACAAGATCATTGGCGTTCCACAGTTCTTCTGGCCTCTCGGTACGTTGCATACTCTGAGACGTAGACTCAAACTTAGTTTTCTTGTACTTCAAGTTTCTAAGAGCCTTCTTATCAATGATCTTGCCTACGGCCCCTGAGTCATCTTCGTCAATCTGATTTCTCTTTGGCTTTGGCAAGTTCTCATCTAGGTTTGGCCAACCCATATCAACACCTTCCTTTTTCGACGCAGTCGAAGTATTAGAAGTACGTAGTACTTCTAATACCTCTAGACTAGTAGATATATCATTAGTATTAAGTAAGCTAGATAGAACGCCTGATTTACCGACGCCTGATAATCCGTCGTCGGTGAACTTCAATACTGTACGCCATTGTCCGTTTATCTGATGCTTGACGGCTTTTATATAACCAAAATCTTTTAGCTCTTTCATTGCAGAACGAATCGCATCTCGTCCCTCAGGGACTGCAGATGAGATTTCTTCGGCCGATAGGACTCGACCAGTCTCTACGTACAGAGCATAAAGACCTCTGGCACGTAAAGATAAATATGGATCTGAATATGGTGATTTCATGTAGAACCCTCCTTCTACTTAGATACTACAGCCGCTCTACCCTTTTTGGCAACCCGCGCATTTCCCTAACGGAAATACCCGTAAATGTTTGCTCGACCATGAGGGATAGAGTTAACCCCAAAAAAACAACAGCAGGGCAATAGACAAGAAGTGTAATATCTGTAACTCCAAGGAGTAAGCAACTAGGTAGGGAAACAACTAGCGCAAGTAATCCACGCCATTTTCCCAAAGAAACTATAAGTCCTTCGACCATAGTAAGAGCACACGCAGTAGCTAAAGCAGAGATAACAATGGTTGTCATACTCGGCAGGTTACTCTCTAAAAACAGCCCTGTCAATATGGAATGTTTGACCAGGCGCAGGCGTGTTGTAGGTAGCGCAGGTAACCGTTAGTACCGCGTAAGAAGCGCCGTTGGTATCAACTGACGGTGCAGTCACTGACATATACGCCCAACGATCTTTTACAGCTATACCTACGGTAGAAGTCTTGTTAACTATCTGTACGTCAAAAGAGTCATAGAACTTAACAGATAATGTGTAGTCTCCGTAAGAGTCTTCATTTTCAGGCTTTACAGCTATAGACACGTAGTATCCAGTTAAAGACTCTACGGGTATACGAGCAGTAGATATGCCAAACAAAGCCCCTGTAGCAGAAGTTACGGTACAAAAAGCAGTGCCGTGAGTACAGTACTCATCAAATACGGTGCCTCGAGCAACAGTCTTGATTAATCTAGAGTTAACTCCGGTCCAAGTTCCTAAATTATTTTCAAATGACGCAGAAGGAATTAAAGAGTTTTCTAAATCTGTATAGCCGTATAAAACATTGCCTGGAACCATAGCCCAGCTAGCTCCTACAGGCATAACTTTTGGTAGGGTTGAGTACAGGCGAGAATATTTATCATAATAGCTAGACCAGTAATTACTTCTGCCGCCATGCTCATTCTCTGCCTTAGTTAAATAGATGTTGGCTTTTGGAGTAACTGACATAGTATTTGGATTAACAATAGATACGCTTCCTGCTTCATTTGGATCAATAAATTTAGATGGAACTCTTCCCATTTCAAGTTGTGGGCCTGTAATATAAAATGTAGCTGAAGTTCCAGAGCCGGTGTTTAAAGATATATTACAAACAACGCTACTCTCAGAAGAGCCTACTAATACTCTAGTGGTATGTATTCGAACCCACTTGTTAGCATCTGCAGTAGGAATAATAAATGAAGCCACATTTTGCAAGCCCCCAGCATCTACGGCAAGTCCAGCAGTACCAGTAGAAATTGTGTAAGTCCCTGCGCTACCTTGAACATAGGCAGAAAACACTACGTCTTTTCCAGCACCGTATTCATATAGGTATGCGGTAGTGCTTATACTTCCGCCGCCTGCTTTTACTACTTTTCCTGTTTTAGTGCCGTATGGTGGAGTAATAGTAGTAGATCTAGTAAAAGTAGATCCAGACCCTGCAACCCAAGGCACGTACAGAGACGCGTCACTTAATTCAAAAATAGGGTCAGTAATGTAATTAGCCCTATTTTTTATTTCCCATCTGCAGTTATCGTTTTCAAATATAGAATCAGTAATTGGGTTTGCCGGAACATTTGCTCCATTACCAGAAAAGAAAGAAGTAACTGTTGCGCTATTTTCTAGGTAAGCTGCGTCAAAATAAAATACGTCACCTATCTCAGCCTCGTCTGTATAAAAAGATACTTTTACTAAAGGATCTCCAGCATCTAACGAGTTAGCCGGAGCAACGCTAACTACGCCTAGTTTTTGTGCTGTGCCCGTTATTAATACGGGGGTGGAATCTACGTAATAAGGAGTAGTTGGGTAGTATTTTCCATTTTCATCTACTAAAACCCTAGTTTGATCTTCTGCAGACTGTTGAGTTGAGTATTCAATACGTAAACGGCCAGATCTTGCTGAACCACTAACATAAATGCTAAACGCATAGTTATCTCCGGGCTCTACAGGAATCCAATCAGAAACAAAAGCAACTCGTTCTGAAGAAGTAGCAGTAATTTTTGCAACTGCTGTGCCAAACACAACTGATGCGGTTGGAGCAGACAAATCCTGCACTAAAGTAGCGTTTAGAGTTTGCCACCCACCAACTCCGTGCTCAAAAATAGGGTTAGGAATACTGTTTACTTTATCGCCCTCTAAGCTAACAGTAACTTTTCTTGCGTCTTCATACTCAAGAACTTTGCTGCTTTCACAGAACATTAAGTTATCTAGTAAGTACTTATTTGTGTTTGCTGTTGGAGTAATTGTTACGGTAACTCCTGCATATATAGCATTGTTAGGGGCTAGTGCTCCATTTAAAGCAGAATCAGATTTAGAGAAAAATTGAGCCCAAGAAGTAGTTGTTACTAACGCTGTGCTAGAGGTAGTAGTTGATATTAATGCTCCTAAAGAGTTATACCAACTAATTGTGCACACTAAAGATCCAGAAGCATTTAAATGCTTTACTTGACCCGTAAATATGTACCTAGTTCCTGCGTTTACTGGAATTCCGTATTTAATTTTACTTGCCGCAGTTCCTGGCAAAGACAAAACAATAGGGGCAGTACCGGTTGCCGTTACAAGTCCAAAACCTAATCTTCTTGGGGGAAAAATTACATCATAAAATCCAGCCGTAGGGTAAGTTTGTGTTGGGGTATAAGTAGCGTATGCCTCAGAAGATAACGTGCCGCCGGTTACGCCCCAATTACCTATGCTTCCCTCAAATGAAGAGTCGCGGTAATCTAGCATAATGTTGTGGCCAACGGACACTGTAGTAGGCCAGTGTGTTAACGCGGTAGAGTAAATTTTTACGCCTAAAGAAGTTCCTTTTAAGCTGTTTATTAAAGCACCTGATCTAAATAAAGACCTATGAGAAAAATCTCCAAGAGTAGGTTCGTAATCAAATCCTAAATCTTGTACTTTACTTTTTAATAGGGATACCGGAATTTGTTGGTACGTTGAGGCAAGACTTAGTAAATCAGCTTCTGTTCTAAGACGGTCGTACATAAAAGCATATGCAGAAAGAACTTTAGTAAAGTCATCATTTTCTACTTCCCCTGTAGCATCTCCTATGTACCCATTAGAGTTTAACCAAGCTCTAGGAAACCATTGAGTAAGTTTAGGTAAAGTATCAGTTTCTACTACAGCTATCGTTGAGGCAGACCCACAAAAAATCCAAGTAATTCCATTAAATACCCAAAAGGAGTAATTAATTTCTTGACCCATTGGGTATTCTGTTTCATCTACATACGCTAAACGATAGCTAGAGATTACGTCACCGTCTACTACAATGCCATCTTCAGAGTTAATTGGTGAGCCAGAAAAAGACTTAACAAGTTTCCAATGGGTTATTGTAGGATCTTCGGGGTCAATAATTACAGAGCCCCACTCAAGTTTAATTTTTGCATAGTCATAAGACCACGCAGTAAGTCCTACGTTGTAATAAACGCGGTTATTTTCAATTTCACCGTATTTAATAACTCCGTATTGAGAAAACGAATATTTACCCATTTAAATAATTACATCCCGGCTAGTAAGAACGGATCAAATCTTATTGCTTCTGCAGTGTTTAGGGCAGAGTTGGCTGTGTTAGAAAGTGTAGTGTGGTCTGAGCTACCAACATATAGAACGTTTGCAGTTCCTACTTTAGGTATGCCAGAAACGTTTAGGTTAAACCCAAGGACATTTCCTGCAGTGTATGACTCAAGAATATTTGTAGATCCGCCTACAGGCTTTATAGTTAACCCTACAACTCCAGCAGCTGGTTGAACAGAGTCTCCAGACTTTTTAAAGTATGGGCTATCAGCTACGCCGTTTACTAGTCCAGCTTCAATATTGTTAAGGCGCTCGTCTACAGAATTCCAACTAGCGGTATTAGCAAACACCCCAGAATATGAAGAAGTTAGAATGTTAGTACTAGGGTTACCCGTAATTGCTATAGAAATAGCTCTAACTTCGTCTTGTAGGGCGTTAACGTGGTCAGCAAGGACAGTGTTTACTAAGTCTACTTTGTTAGAAAAAGACTTAATACTTTGGGGAAATGCTGCGGCCATTATATTACCTACCTATTCTTTGTATATGTTTGAACATCATGCTAAACCACCATTAACAGTTATTAATAACGCTTCTGGTAGTAAATATGGAAGTTGCCCATCAGTTAAGGCTAGTGTACCGACACTGCTGGAGTTATCTGTGTTTAACTTAGTAAGAGTTACAGACTCTACGCCCTCAATCCCATAAGCTTTTGAAATAAGGGCAGATTGAGAAATAGTCCTACCAAAACCGTTATTTTCAAAAGAAAATAAACCTCCGGTATTAAGAAATGCTTTTGCAATGTTTAGCTTTACTGTATTTTTTCTGTATGCTGCCCCAATATTTACAGTCATAGATACATATACGGGTACGTATGTAGGGGGCTGTATGGTTACGGTAGTTCCAACAGGAATTTTATCTGCTAAATATGCAGATAGGTCGGCACTTAAAGTGTTCCAGTTACTAGTAGTGGTTACAGGGTCTCCGGTAAGTCCTGGAGTAATAGAGCCATCGTCTTGTGTTTGAGCATATAGGGTTATAGAGCTGTATACGCCCCCTGTAGCTTTTGCTCGTCCAATTCGAGGCACTTGACTAGCTAGGTACTCATAGTCAGCTAAAGTAACTGCACGACGTCTAGATGAAATTGCTGCTTTAATTTTTGTTTTTAATTGGTCTGTGCCGTCTGCGTTTGCGCCACCTAAAGCTTCTACAGCGTTAGTAGCCGTTACGTAAGAAATTGCTTCTGGATCAATATTGCCAGGAATAAAAGTTACTTCACTTACGGCTCCAGCGGTAATGTTTCCAGATAATCCTGTACTTACTTTGTACAACGCACTAATTAACTGCCCTGTAGGAGGTATTGCGCCATTTATTGAGTCGCCAAACACTACAGTTAATGTGCCGTCTGAATTTTGAGAAGTAG